AAAACTCGCTAGTAATGGCTAACGTAGTAAACAAAATGCCAATGAAAGGTAAGAAAGGTGATACTATTCACATTCCTAAGCCTACTCGTGGTACTGCGTCTGCTAAAGCTGCTTCTACTCAAGTAACACTACAAGCTGCTACTGAATCAGAAGTTGTTGTTACTATCGACAAACACTACGAATACTCACGTCTAATCGAAGACATCACTGAAGTACAGGCTCAGGCTTCACTACGTAAGTTCTACACTGATGATGCTGGCTACGCTCTAGCTAAACAGGTTGATACTGACCTATTTGCTGAAGCTGAAGGCAACTTCACTCTTTACACTCCATCTGGTTCTGGTCTAGTAGCTTACACTGCTGGTACTACTACTGCTGGTGCATTCGATGATGCTTCTTTCCGTGACGGTATTCAGCTTCTTGATGACGAAGACGTACCAATGGAAAACCGTGTACTAGTTATCCCACCATCTGCAATCAACACTATCCGTGGTATTGATCGCTACATGTCTTCTGACTTCGGTGGTGTTGGTACTATCAAAGGTCAGATCGGTACTCTATACGGTATCCCAGTAGTTGTTTCTACTAACTGTCCTGTTATCTCTGGCGGTGCTGGTGAGAAACTAGGTGTACTAATGCACAAAGACGCTATCGTGTTCGCTGAACAGGTTGGTGTACGTTCGCAGACTCAGTACAAACAAGAATACCTATCAACTCTGTTCACTTCTGACACTCTATACGGTGTTCAGACTCTACGTGCAGAATCTGGTATTGGTATCGCTCTACCAGCATAAGGTAGATACTCTAGCGGGGTAGCTTCTTAGGAGGCTACTTCGCTTCTTTCTAAAGCATATTAGTTCTTAGTATGCTTCACAAAGAATCAAATTAATGAGGGCATAAAATGGCATTGTACCGTGGTACGGGTGGCTCTGTTGAAGTAAACAACGATGCTACCGTCAATGAAATTGCTAATTATGCTGCGTCTGCCACTGCATCTGCTAGTGCTGCTGCCTCCTCTGCTACTGAAGCTGAAACATCTGCTACGAATGCTGCGTCATCTGAATCAACTGTAGCTGCTAGTGCTACTGCTGCAGCAGCCTCAGCAACTGAATCAGCAGCCTCTGCTACAGCATCTGCCTCTAGTGCAACAACTGCTGGAACATACGCTACAAGTGCTACAACCTCTGCCACTAATGCTGCTACAAGTGCTAGTGAAGCAAGTGCTAGTGCATCAGCAGCAAGTACATCAGCAACCAATGCATCGACATCTGCTACATCAGCTAATACATCTGCTACCAATGCAGCAAACAGTGCCAGTGCATCAGCAGCGTCTGCAAGTGCAGCAAGTACAAGTGCTACGTCAGCAGCTACAAGCGCAACAGCAGCTAATACATCGGCAGTAGCAGCGTCAGCATCAGAGAGTAATGCAGCAGCTAGTGAAAGTGCAGCTGGTACATCAGAGACTAATGCAGCTTCTAGTGCAGCTAATGCAGCCAACAGTGCTACAGCAGCTGCTACGTCTGCTACGAATGCGAGTACATCAGCTACTAACGCAGCCTCTTCTGCTACAGCAGCATCAGCATCTGCTACAGCAGCTAGTGCAAGCGAAACAGCAGCAGCTACGTCAGCTAGTAATGCAGCAACAAGCGAAACAAATGCTGCTACATCAGCAACATCAGCGAGTAACAGTGCAACAGCATCAGCTAGTTCTGCTACGGCTGCAAGTAATGCACAGACTGCTGCAGAAATAGCACAGGCTGCTGCAGAGGCTGCTCAAGAAGCTATTGATGGATCATACCTTGGTGCACAGTCATCTGATCCTTCTGTAGATTTGAACGGTGATGCAGTTACAGCAGGTGATTGGTACTTTAATACTACGTCTAATGTTACACGTGTATACAGCGGTAGTGCTTGGAATACAGTTGCATCTGTTACGTTGTCTAACTGGACAATCACAGAAACATCAGGTGTCCTGTACTTCGCTACAAGTGGCGTAAATAAAATGAAGCTAGATGCAAGCGGTAACTTGACAGTGGTCGGTAACGTTGTAGCTGGCGGTACAATTTAATAACGAAAGGAATATAGAATGTCTTCTACTCTTTCAGGAAATAGTTTAGCCACTGAAGATATTACAGTCAGTGGTGACATTACATTAGCAGATAATAGCAAAGCCATCTTCGGTGCTGGCAGTGATTTGCAGATTTACCATGATGGTAGTAATAGCTACATTAAAGATTCTGGCACAGGTGCGTTAATCCTAGATACAAACTATCTGGCTATGCGTAACTCTGCTGGTAATGAGAGTATGATCTTGTCACAAGAGAATGGCTCAATCTCTCTTTTCTATGACGCTTCGCAAAAACTAGCCACCACCTCCACAGGCATTGACGTAACTGGCACAGCTACAATGGATGGGCTGACTGTTGATGGTCGGGAGACGATCAATAAGAACTATATTTTCGGTACTTCCAACTACCACATCAAATTAGGCGAGGATTCTGCTGATAGCTACATTGGTAACGTAAATGGGTCAGCGTTTCTAGCTACTGGTAATTACTACGGCTCTAACCAATACACCCTAACAGGCGGTGGTACAGCTCTATCTGGTATTTATGCAGATGGCGGTTCAGGTGTGTCAGTGTTTGCTGAGTCTGGTCTTACTGCTAATAGTACAAATACTCGCAAACAACGTATGCTTGTTGGCACTAACGGAGACATCAGCTTCTACGAGGACACTGGTACGACTGCTAAGTTCTTCTGGGATGCGTCTGCTGAGAGGCTAACTATTGGTGATCAAGATGGTACAGGCAACCTAAGGATTGGCGCAGTAAGCGGTGCTGGCAATTCTGCTGTTATTGGAATGGCGGCTAGAAACAGCTCAAATGGAATCAGTCCTAAAGTCACCTTAAATACTGTATACGACAGTGCTGGCGGTGTTAATGGGTCAGCTTTCTACATCACAACAAGAGATGGTACTGGTGAAAATGAACGTATGCGTATCGACTCATCAGGTAACTTGCTTGTGGGTACTACATCAACCTCTATTGCGTCAGATACTTCAGGCACTGGTTTCTTGGTAGAACCTGCTTCAGCACCTCTTCAAGTTAAACGTGAGACTGAATCAGCAGGTCAGTCTGTAGTTGTATTTAACAATACTGGCGTTGATGGTCAGATTATTGACCTCCGCAAAGACGGCACAACCGTGGGGAGTATTGGTACTTATTTAGGTTGGGGTCAGACCATTTACATGGGTAATGGCGATACTGGTATTGCTTTCCAGTCTACGGATAACAATACAATTTCACCACATAACCCTTCTACGAACGCACCTCTTGACGCATCAGTTTCTTTGGGTGAGTCTGACTATCGCTTCAAAGACCTCTACCTATCAGGCGGTGTCTACTTAGGCGGTACAGGTAGTGCTAACCACTTGGATGACTATGAAGAGGGTACTTGGACTCCTACTATTGCAGGAAGCACCACTGCTGGATCTTATTCGCATAACTTGCGAACAGGGCGCTACACAAAGATAGGAAATATGGTGTACGCACATTGCACTATTGTAGACGTTGTTATTTCGTCCGCTGGTTCTGGTAACTTTACCATCACAGGTTTACCGTTTACTTGTAAATATGATCAATATAGGAATATTGCGGCATTTCGCCTTCGCCAAGCAAACTACACAAGAAATAACTTGTATATAGCTATTGGGGAAAACTCTAGTACGGCTTATCCTAGCTATGACAATAATGGAGGAAACTCTGCAAATTTACCTATATCAGATTTAGCTAACGGTACAGATTTCGGCTTTACTCTTGTATACGAAGTAGCATAACCCAATTACCCAGTCTAGATAGGCTGGGCGTTTCACTTTATCGCCATCAGAGATGACGACAGACCATAAGGAAAACACAATGGCATTACAAAAGATTACAAACGAACTAGACAAGATTGAAATCGTAGGCGACTACAAGCACATCCAGATTCGCTCTGCTGAGTGGGTTGAGGATACGGATACAGGTGAGCAGTTTGGTTCACCTAAGTATTCACGCAGAGTGATTGCACCTAACGATGACGTATCAGGCGAGTCTGCAGAAGTACAAGCTCTATCAGCCGCTGTACACACACAAGAGATTAAGGATGCTTACACGGCATTCCTAGCTGAACAGGCAAATGAACTAGGAGGTGCTGAATAATGGCAACTTACACTTGGACTATCGCTAACCTTGAGCGAGCACAAGACGACTACATCACTATCGTACACTGGCGTTGTGATGGCGTAGAAGGCGAACACAGTATTGGCGCATACGGCACTGTCAGCTTTAACCAAGAAGAAGGTGAAGAGATCATTGCTTTTGCTGATCTAACTGAAGAGCTTGTTAAAGGCTGGATGTTTGAGAAGCTAAACAAAGAAGAAGTGGAAGAGGCTGTTCAAGCTAAACTAGATGAACTAGCTAACCCGCCTCTAATCTCTGGTTTGCCTTGGTAAGGAGTAGAGCATGGATGAGTCACGCTTTGACCGCCTTGAACAGAAGATTGATAAGCTGACTGATGCCGTGACAAAGATTGTTCGGGTAGAAGAACAGCTCATCTCCAACAACAAACGTGTAGACCGACTAGAAATCCGTATGGATGATTTGGAAGATGAGGTACATAAACCTTACGAACGTATCTTTTGGATTGTTGTTACGGCAGGGGTTGGTCTACTCGCTTGGTTAGTGAGGTAATGCTGTGGAACAGAAAATACTACAGGGTGTTATAGGACTACTCTTTGCTCTAGTAGCATGGAACTTTAAGACACTTAACGACATACAGCTTCAGATGGAAACTGTCATGTACAAGTATGCTAACCAAGCAGACATTGCAGAGATGCGATTGTCTATTAAAGAGTTAGAGTGGCGCTTAGCTGCTGATGCGAGTGCAAAATGAAAACAGTAGTATTAATATGTACAGTGCTTTTACTACAGGGATGTAGTGCTCTTGATTTACTACCATTCGGTGGTGGTCCTACTGTCAACTCTAATGCTCAAGTAGGCGCAGAGAATACACAGCAAATAGTTGCCAATCAGTCAACAGAAGAAATTAATGCTCAGTCCGTGGTTCAGAATACAATACAAGACATACCACCTTGGGTCATGATACTATTAATACTAGGATGGTTGTTGCCATCACCACAAGAAATCTTTAAAGGTCTATTGTATTTTATTGATAGACTACTTGGAAGGACAAAGTAATGTCATTGTTTTCAAACCCATTAGGGTCACAGATAGTTACAGGTACACCAGAGTCTGTTGCTGCACGTTATGCAGGACTTGAACAGCAAGCAGGTGAATCTCTAAGAGATTATTATACACGTCTACGTGCTACACGTGAAGGTGGTATTCTTGGTACAAGCGGACTACCTCCTGCTATGCCTAAAGAAGAGAGTGAAGCAGAAGAGGCAGTAGAGCAGTTAACGTGTCCTGATGGTTATGTCCTCAAAGACGGTGCATGTGTTCCTGCTGGCGGTGATGGTGAGAGCCAAGAAACGGTAACTCCTTTACCTACAGTACGTTGGGAAGCAGGTGATGATCCTTTCGGCACTGGTCTAAACTATGGTGGTTACACGACAGGTCTTAAAGGCGGTCAAGGAATAGGCGGTGACTCTGCTGTTGATTTAGGCTTTGGTCTAATGAATTATGGCGGTAAGGTTGTCGGTGCATTGACTAATCCTTTACTAGGTAAGCTAGTTGAAGGTGCAGGAGGCATGATTCTTGACAGTGAGATTGATAAACGTGCTGCGTCTATTGATGCGCTAACTCCTAATATTAATGATCTTGCATACGCTAATCCTGCTGGCTTTGATGAGAATGCTGTAACTGTTAGTGATAAGTATGGCAACGTCCGTACACTGACAGGCAGTCAAGTTGCTGCAGACTTAGACCTTATCCGTAACACGACACCTTCTGGTACTATTCAGTCAGGTTTGTTTGATAGCAATGCGTTTGGCAGTGCTGATGAAGCTAAAGCTGTATTGGAGTTTGGACTAGGCAGTGATGCACAGTTTGATGCTATTGATCAGCAGTTTGCTTCTTTGCCTATTACTACTGGTTCCACTAAGACAAGTACAGTGAATGATGTCTTGTCTACACCGACAGCAAACTATCAACCTGCTACAACGTATGCAGCTCCACAGTACATGGGCTTTGATTTTACTACTCCTTCGATGCCTTATGCTGAGTGGGACGCATCTAGTCCATTAGGTCAATTAGAACGACAAGTCTCTGAAGCACTAGCTACAGGTGCAGATAAAGCTGCATACAAAAGTGGGTTGTTGAGTGATGAAGCTGCAATTACACAAGTAGCTCAAGATGCGTTTGAACAAGCTATAGCACAAGACACAGCAAACCGTAGTAGTTCTTCTAGTAGCTCTAGTAGCAGCAGTAGCTCCGGTGGAAACCCTACAGCAGCATCGGTAGGTACTACTGTATCTGATAGATACGGTAATGCTATCAGTGACGGTAGAGGTGGATATGTGCAAGGAAGACCTGCGCCTACTTCTAGTAGCAGTGACTCTGGCAGCAGCGGTGGCGGTAAGATTGTATGTACTGCAATGAATGAACGCTATGGCTTTGGTAGCTACCGTAATGCTATCTGGTTGAAATACTCTGCAGATCACATGACCAAAGAACATGAAGTTGGTTATCATGCTATGTTCTTGCCATTGGTTGACTACGGCTTTAAACAAGGTGATGGCATTACTCATCGTATTGTACGTAAAGCTCTTGAGCATATTGCACGCCATCGTACTACAGACATACGTGCTGAGATGAAGGGGCGTAAACGTGATGCACTAGGACGTGTATACCGTGCTGTACTTGAACCACTATGTTACGTAGTTGGTAAGATTAAGTCTTGACAAATACATAGAAATATGCTACCCTCTACTCCATAGATAGGACACAGAAAATGACATACATAGATATGGTTAACAATGTACTGAGACGGCTAAGGGAACGTACAGTAACCAATGTTAATGACAATGAATATTCATCATTAATTGGTGTCTTGGTTAACGATGCTAAAAAAGAAATAGAAGATAGTTGGGATTGGAGTGCATTACGTACTACACTTACTGCAACCACATCGTCAGGTGTTTATAGTTATGAACTGAATGGTTCACAGAATAACATCAAAGTATTAGATGTCTTGAATGACACTGACGACATCTTCATGCAATACGCTGACAGTCACTGGATGAATACAATGTTCCTAGCTGTCACGCCTGAAACAGGTTCTCCGTACTACTACAACTTTAACGGTGTGTCCTCTGATGGGGATACTCAAGTAGACATATACCCTATTCCTGACGGTGCTTACACACTACGCTTTAATGCTATTCAACGTACGCCTGCACTATCAGCTAACAGTGATCAGGTCTTGATTCCTACACAGCCTATTCTTATGCTTGCATATGCTAAAGCTATTGAAGAGCGTGGAGAAGACGGTGGTGTTGGAGCGTCCTCTGCATATGCTACAGCTAATCGTTCATTGAATGATGCTATTAGTTTTGATGCAGCACGTCATCCTGAAGAACTTATTTGGCAGGAAGTATAATGGCTAAGCCTTTAGAGACAATCAGTATTGCAGCCCCTGGGTTCTATGGATTAAACACACAGGCATCTTCTGTGGGTCTTGATCAAGGATTTGCTCTGGAAGCTACTAACTGTGTCATTGATAGCTTTGGTCGTCTTGGTGCACGTAAGGGTCACTACTACCAGACAACAGGTAACGAAGGTGTAGAACTTAAAGGTATACATGACTTCGTTGATGTTACTGGTTTACATACGCACGGTGCATGGACTGACACAGGCTTTTACATTATTGATGGTGCTGACTTAAACGCTGTAACATATTCTGGCGATAACACACTAGACGGTGTTAACTGGCAAGCAGCTACATTGAATGATGCTGCATACCTCTTTGATAAGAATTACAAACCTATTTACTTTAACCCATCGACAAGTACATTGTCTGATGTTGAAGATGCAGGACACGGTACACCTCCTCAAGGTAACTGTGTATTGTCTGCTTATGGTAGGCTGTGGATTGCTGGTGTGGATAGTGCTAAGTCTACTGTTTACTGGTCTACTCTTGTAAACGGTGCAGACTTCAATGGTGGTGACTCCGGCTCACTAGACCTTACAGCTGTGCTTGTGCAAGGTAATGATGAGATCATTGCATTGGGTGCTCACGCTGGTCGCCTCATCATCTTCTTGAAAGACAGTATTGTAATATACGGTGATAACAGCAGTACATCACTAGACCCTACCACTATGTCACTAGTAGAGGTTATTAAGGGTACAGGATGTATTGCACGTGACAGTGTACAGAATACTGGTACTGACATTATGTTCTTGTCTGATCGTGGCTTGATGTCACTAGGTCGTCTAATACAAGAGAAGTCACAGCCAGAACGTGATCTGTCTCGTAACATTCGTGATGAGTTTGTACGTGCTGTAGCACAGGAAGACCCTACACAAATACGTTCTGTATATAACAGTGTAGAGGGTTTCTATTTACTATACCTTCCGTCATTCCAGATGGCTTATTGTTTTGACATGAAGCAAGTGCTACAAGATGGTAGTGCACGTGTCACCGAATGGAACAATCAGACATACAACAATGTACACATGGTTGATGGTGTTATGAAGTTTGCTGCAGCAGATGGCGTAGCAGTGTACGGTGGATATCAAGACAATGGCAATAGCTACCGTCTTAAATACTACACTAACCACTTTGACTTTGGTGATGCTACACGACAGAAGTATTTGAAACGTGTTGCAGTAACAGTTATCGGCGGTGTCAATCAGCCCATCTATTTTAAAGCAGGGTTTGATTACAACAACAGCTACCGTAACTTCACCACTACATTGGATGGTGGTTTAGCTGCTCAGTACAATGTTTCAGAGTACAATGAATCAGAATACACATCAGGTGTACTTGCAAGTAATATTCGTACCCCGCTAGGCGGACAAGGTAGCGTAGTTCAAGCAGGTTTTGAAGCTGTAATAGATGGTGCTCCATTTTCTATTCAGCGATTAGATATTTACGTTAAAGGCGGAAGGGTATATTAAATGGATTACAACAAAGTAACGGACTTTGCTGCTAAAGATGCGCTACCTAGTGGCAACGCAGCTAAAGTTGTAAAAGGTACAGAGATTGATGATGAGTTGAATGCTCTTGAAACTGCTGTAGCTTCTAAACTAGACCAGACTATTGGTTCGTGGACTATCGAACAGTCTGGTGATGACTTAGTATTTAAATATGATGGTTCAGTTGTGCTACGTTTAGACACTGCTGGTCAGATTGTCGTAGCATAAGGAGAAGACAATGGCAGATTTATTTGGTTTTGACATTGGCTTAGACGATGTTATAGACTTTGGTTCTAAATGGAAAGCAGCTAGTGATATTGAAAATGCAGCATCTGATGCTTCAGCAGCGTCAATTGCAGCAGCAGCTATTGCAGCCGATGCAGCAGCATTTAAACCATACGGTGTAACTACAGGTTTTGGTACTGGTTTCTTTGATCCTGAAAATCAAACAGCAGGTTATCAACTTGATCCAGCACTTGCTGCATACCGTGATGAACTATTTGGATTGGGTACAGAAGCTCTACCAACTAGCATTCAAGGACCACAAGCAGCAGGTCTACAATACTTCCAAGACCTACAAGCATACGGTGGTTTACCATCAACAATTGCTAAACAGTACGGTACACTAGGTGCTCAAGCTGCTGGTAATATTCCTACAGATATGAGTCAAGCCTATGCAGGTATTGGTCCTTCAGCTTACTCTAACATGGCTGCTCAACAGGCTTCGTTGTTTGGCGGTGCAGGTGCTGCAGCTCTAGGACAACAAGTGGCTGATGTGTCTGGTGCTTATGCAGGTATGTCCCCTGTCCAGTACAGTAACATGGCTAGTGACATGGCACAGCAATACGCTGCTGCAGGTAGTCAAGCACTAGGACAGGCAACGCCAACTGCTGAATCGCTATACTCACAGATTCGTGAGATGCAACGTCCTGAAGAAGAACGTGCACAGTCAGCTCTTGATCGTAACCTCTTTGGTAGTGGTCGTGCTGGTATGCGTACTGCTGAGTTTGGTGGTACACCGGAACAACTAGCTCGCTCTAAGGCTGTAGAAGAAGCTAAGAATGCTGCTGCGTTCCAAGCTATTAGTCAGGCAGATCAACTTGCTACATCTCAACAAGCACGTGCACAACAGCTTAGTCAGATGGGCTTGTCTGCAGATCAGATTAGTAATGCACTACGCTCTGAACAGTTTGGTCAGCAATATCAATTGGCTGGCGCTGGTATTCAAGCAGCACAGGCTCAACAAGGTTTGCAGACTGGTGCACAGCAACAAGCTCTTGCACTTGCTCAGCAAGGATTGTCAGCAGATCAAATTGCCAATCAGCTATCAGCTAACCGATTCAATCAACAGATGCAACTTGCTCAGGGTGGCTTAACAGCAGGACAGGCACAAGCCAACCTTGCTAATCAGCTCTCTCAGATGGGTATGTCTGCTGATCAGATTGCTATGGCTCAAGCAGCTTCTGCACGTGCATCAGGTATGTCAGAACTAGACGCTGCATTGACACGTGGTCAAGGTTTGATGACTGCAGGTTACGGTGTAGAGAAGCTAGGTATGACTCCTCTTGAGATGGGTGCAGCATACGGTGCTAAAGCAGCTAGTCCTGCTGGTGCAGATGCACTACTAACGGGTGGCTTGAATGCTGCTCAGATTAACCAACAAGCTGCTAATACACAAGCAGGTTTGTGGTATGGCATGTTAGGTAATCAATAAGGAATATAACAATGGCTGAAAGAATTGGATTGTTTTCGTCACCAGAAGAAGTACGTGACTTACGACTAGCTCAAATACGTAAACTACAACAAGAGAGTGCACCGAAGGGATTTAACTTTGGTGTATCGCTTGGTCAAGGTATGCGTGAAAGTGCTAACAACATGCTAGGCATTACTAACCCTATGGAAGCTAAAGCTGCTGAGTTGCAGGCAATGATGCAGAGTGTAGACCCTACTAATCCTGATGCTTTGGCTAACATTGCTAAGATGATGAATGAGCTAGGTTACACTAAAGAAGCTATTGCTATTCTTGAGCGTAGAAACCAAGTAGTTGCGCAGCAATCTCAAGAAGAAGAAGCTGCTACGAAAAAAGCTCAAGGCAAGACACGCACAGTTCAAAAGGTTGTCATGCGTCCTATGCAAATTGGTAGCGGTAAAGACGCTCAAGTTGTACAGGTTCCTATGCAAGTTAGTGTAACTCAAGAATGGAAAGATGGTGCGTGGGTTGATATAATGCCAGACACAGCATCAACAGCAGCTGATGGTAAGTATGGTGGCATTACTGTCATCGATCCTAAAACAGGAATGACTACGCTAAAGCAAGGTGATCCAGCAGTAGACGGATTCACTGAAGACTTAACTATTTCTCCATAGGAGTAAGCATGGGACAGCTACAGCATCCAGTGTTGGGGACTCTTGAAGTCCCTGACCGTTTGTTAGAACCAGAGAATCGTGAAGAGTTAGAGCAGAACCTGCTACAAATGGCAGCAGATACTCTACCTCAAGACGAAGCATGGTATGAGACATTCACTAAACAATTTGGACGCACAGCGTCTGAAACTGCTCGTGGCGTAGCTGACATTGCTGGCATGGAAGCGCCAGAAAATGACTACACTGTAGAGTTTGTACGTAGAGCACGTGCTATTCAAAATCCTAATTCTGCATTTGCTGGTGAAATTGCTGGCGCAATTGGCGATGTACCTTCTTACTTATTTGGTGGTTTTGCACGTAAAGGTGCTGGACTACTGGAGCAAGGCATTGAGCGTGGTATGTCAGTTGGTGGCATCTCAGGTGCTTTGATGCCTGTGTATGATATGTTCGGTGACGATCGTATTGACAATGCTACAGTCGGCGCTGCACTAGGCGGTGTACTAGGTGGTGCTGGTGGTGCTGTGCTAAAGCGTCTTGGCTATAAAACAGAAGAAGAATTAGCAGAGGCTATGCGTCGCTCTACTCCAGAAGAGCAAGCTCAAATTGAAAGCGTAATGCAAGAAGAAGTATTACGTCTTGAATCTCCTGAAGCAATGGATGCTCGTAAAGCTGCTGAAGAAACTCCAATGTTTTCTGATCAGCCTGAAGAAGTTCAACGTGCTAACATCAATAAAATGAAAGATGCTTGGCAGAAAGAAATTGATGAACTTGACTTGTCAACTCCTTCAGGTCAAGACCGCTTAGCTAAACTAAAAGCTGAGTTTCAAGAGAGCGTTGATGAAGCCTTTCAATTAGAACGACAGCAAGCAGAAGAAGCAATACGCAGAGAAACTTTGAAGATGGAGGACGAAGTAATAAACCTACCATCGAAAGGTGCTATTGATGCTGCTGCTAAAACTGTTAAGTCTAATGAAGGTAAGGTTAATGCACTTGACGTAAACATCAGTAAATTACGTACTGATCTTAGTAAAGTTAAAAACGCTAAGATGCCACGTAAGATACAAGCACAAAAAGTACAAGAGGCTCAAGCACGTATTGACGCAGCTGTGACTCAACGTAATGCTGCAGATGCAGAGCGTAGAGCAGCTGAGGCTGTTACAAATGCATACAAACAAGGCATTGAAACACGTAGACAGTTAACTAACTGGCGTGAGAGAGGTGAAGTCCCTGCTCGCATTAAAGCATTAGAGTTTAAAGAACCGTCTACACGTAAAGAAGGCGTTGGTCGTCAGCCATTGCCACGTGGTGCTACAGCTATCCCATCACAACTAACAGGCGGTGTCCCTGTTGCTAGGTCTAAAGTTCCTGTAGCACAGAGCAATCGTGACTTAATTCCTGAGCAACCTATACCAGAAGCAGTAACAGCAAGACAAGAAACTCCTGTATATGGCGTAGGTGAAACTACAACTATCCCACGTCCTCCTCGTCAAATAGAGATGAGAGCTACAGAGCAGCCTGTTTCTTCTACCCCACAAGGTGTTGCTAAAGCAGCTCCTGAGTCTGTAGAAGCAGCTCCTATACCTGCTAAAAACCAAGGTAAGGTAGGACAGTTTACTGATAAACTACTGGGCAGTATGTCTACACGCTTGAAGAATATTTCTGAAGCGATTGCTGGACGTATGCGTAGGTATGAGTTTGATGTAGAAAGTGGAGCACAGGATAAACTGTCACGTGTGGAATCATTCATGCGTATGGATACTAAACTAGCTCCTACAGTACGTAATGATTTAAACCTTGCGTTAATGAACGGTGACTTTGGTACAGCTATGAAGCTAATGACACCAGAGATGCGTAAAGAATTTGTTGCTGTACGTAAAATGCTCAAGGATACATACAAAGAATTAAAAGATGCTGGTATTGACTTCCCTGCTCTTGATAATTACTTTCCACGTAGAGTTAAAGACTACGATGCATTGTTAAATGCTATGGGTCGTGACAAACGTGGTGTATTTACCGAAGCATTACAGGTGTATGCTAAGAAGAATGGCTTAGATGTTTCTAATATTCCTGCTGATGTACGTGGTGATATTATTGATCAGGTAGTACGTGGTGTATTCCGTAAAGGCGATACTGCTGTCATGCCTAATGCTAAGCAGCGTAGCATCAGTCAAGTTCCTGCAGAGCTACTGCCCTTCTATGAAGATGCATCGACTGCTCTGTCTTTCTATATTAGAAACACACAGCAAACTATAGCTAAGGCTAAGTTCTTTGGTCGTACAATGAACAAGACATCTACTGGTAATGTGGATGTTGAGAAGTCTATCGGTAACTTTATTGAAAGTGAAGTAGTCAATAAACAACTATCTGCTCAACAAGAAAAACAATTGCTTGATATGCTACGTGCACGCTTCATAGAAGGTGAACTATCTCCTAGTAACTTTATATCTGTTGTGCGGGACACAGGGTATGCTGGTACTATTGCTAACTACATTTCAGCACTAACACAGCTAGGTGACTTAGGTACATCAGGTGCGCTACATGGCTTCAGTAATACTATCGGTGCTATGTTCAATACTAAAAACTATAAAGCTATTGACATGGGTATTGACCACACCATTGCACATGAATTGCAGAATGAGCGTGCTACTGCTAAAGCGTTGAACAAACTGTTTGGCTTGTCAGGCTTCCGTGCTATAGATCGTCTTGGTAAAGAAACCATAATGAATGCAGCAATGCGTAAGAATGAGAAGTTAGTTAAAAGCGCAGAAGGTGAAGCAGCATTTCGTAAGAAGTGGAGTGGTATCTTCGGTGATGAGATTGATAGCGTTGTTACTGACCTTAAACAAGGTAACATGACAGACAATACTAAGTTCTTAGCATTCAATGAGATTGCTGATGTACAGCCTATTGCTTTGTCTGAGATGCCTGAAGCATATCTGAAGTCACCTAACGGACGTATCTTCTACATGCTTAAATCATTTACGTTGAAGCAAATTGACCTTGTTCGTAGGAACATTGTACAAGAAGCTAAGCAAGGTAACGTAGACAATGCAATTAAGAATGCTGTCTTGCTTGGTGGCTACTTAATGGCAGCCAATACAGGTACACAGGCTGTAAAGGATATGCTATTAGGACGTGAAGTACGTACAGAAGATTTACCTGATCGTGCTGTGTGGTCTGTCTTGAGTGTGTTTGGCATTAACCAGTACATAACTGATCGCTACTTAGCACAAGGTGACATCATGGGTGCTGTTGGAGCTACAGTAACTCCTGCAACTCCAGTGGCAAACCTAGCTAAGGATGTGTACAAACAAGGCAAGGCTATTGTAGAAGGTGACGAAGTAAACCTATTCAAAGCAACTAAGTCTATACCACTTGTAGGACCAATCGTATACAGTTGGTTAGGCGGTGGTAAAGAGAACTTTAACGATAGGCTGGAGGACTGATCATGGCTACAGCAAAGAAGAAGGATAGTAGATTAGAGAGGGCAGGCGTTGATGGCTACAACAAACCGAAGAGGACACCTAACCACCCAACCAAGTCACACGTTGTGGTGGCGAAGGAAGGTGATCAGGTCAAGACCATCCGCTTCGGAGAGCAAGGAGCCAAGACAGCAGGTAAACCTAAAGCGGGAGAGTCTGAGAAGATGAAGAAGAAGCGTGCTAGTTTTAAAGCCAGACACGCTAAGAACATCAAGAAAGGTAAGATGAGTGCTGCTTACTGGGCAGACAAGGTGAAGTGGTAATGTCATACACTAAACCTGAACTCCGTGAACGACTGAAGAAGAAGATCATGGCAGGCACTAAGGGTGGAAAGGCAGGTCAATGGTCTGCCCGTAAAGCCCAACTACTTGCACAGGAGTATAAAGAGAAAGGTGGAGGCTACTCTGGTAGCAAGACAAAAGCACAGAAGTCTTTGTCTAAGTGGACAAAGGAAGAGTGGGGAACCAAAAGTGGCAAGAACTCTACACAGGGTAAGAAGGCTACAGGTGAACGCTACCTTCCTAAGAAAGCAAGGCAGTCACTGAGTAAGGAGGAATATAAGAAAACTTCAGATAAGAAGCGAAGAGATACTAAAGCAGGGAAGCAATTCTCTAAACAACCAAAGACTGTTGCTAAGAAGACAGCTAAATATAGGAAGTAAATGATGCCATACGCAAAGAAACCAGTACGTGGATCACGTGTTAAAACAAACAAGGCAAAGTCGGCATTCAAACCTTGCCGTGGTTGTCCTACTCCGGCTGCTTGTAAGAAGGCAGGTAAGTGTAAGGCTAAGAAATAATTAGTCCATCTCACTAGGAGGTGTAAGAGATACGGTGATGTTTCCTTTGGCTACGTCATAGCAAGCCTCACCGTATCCGTCCGTATATCCCACATTGTATGACTTATTCCAAGTGTAATACAAACCATATCCCACCACGATAAACATAATCCCTACGGCTTCATAGCTAAGTTGTATCAATGTAAATCTCCTTTGCTTGCAGGACGTGCTGTAATCATGCTGTCTGTCATTAGGTAGGTTGCATGCTGTAAGAACATAACGTATTCATTCATCAGTGCCAACAGCTCAGCAGGGTCTTGGCATGTTTCTAGTTCTTCTAGGAATGTATCGCTACTGTCCTTCATGCTTCCGTACAGTTCTGTTAGTACAATATCGAAGCTAGTGTAATCACTCATCTCAGTTCCTTGTATGTTTGTTGCACCAGTAGCCATATCCCCACTTGTTGCTAGGGTATGTACGTAGTCTGCCAGAGACTAGCTTGGTTCGTTTACGATTCAGATTTGTTACAATGTATGTTATCTGATACTTCATAGGCTTGAAAGCACCACCTGCCTTCAGCTTCCAATAGAACTTAGACATGAGTACAGTCCATTTTGTGTTGACCATTTGGCAACTTGCACTGTGGGCAGATGTCGTACAGGCTGTACATACGGTCTATGCCTTCCTGTATACCAGCATTACGTACTACCTCAAGGTCAGTCTCGTTATGCTCCCGACCACGATTGTAGCCACACATCTCACCATCATCCCAACCTTCACGCCATCCAGCAGTGTAGGCATCAATGAGCATATCCTCTAAGCTATACTCTTCTTTCAAGGCGTGTGGTGAGCGTATGTATATATGTGCCCACTCTTTAGCTTGTACAAGTTTCATACTGCCCTATCTCCTGTAAGAGTCTTGTCGTACTCTTCGTTCTCTTTGTTAGCGAACTTGTAGCCTTCCTCAAAGGCGGCTTCCCACGCCCATTTAGCTATCTCTTCATCGGTAATGTCTAAGGGACAGCATGAGTTGAAGTGTTCCCACCATTCTTCAAATGTCATCCTTCTTCTCCATGTAATCCTTGAACACTTGCTCAGGCGTGACGCCAGTAGCACCTGCAATGATGGACCAGAGGATACCTTGCTGTGTCATGATGATACGTTCTTCTTCTGTCATGTCGAAGGTGTACGTAGCACTACCGTCTTCATGTTCGATCTCATCTATAACTTTCATAAGTTCTCCTCCGCTTCTTTCACTAAGAACGCCACTGCTTCATATAGCGTAGGTTCTTTGTTGAACTGAAAGTACACCTGCATATCTTGTATTTCTAACGTAGCATCCATTTCTACGTAGTCTATGTGAGTGATCGTGTAATCGTTCATCGTCCTCTCAAAGTCCATAACTACACCTATTTACATCCATTTGTCTCTCATATTTTGCTTAATTTGATTGACAACATAGTGTGCCATATTCTGCTCATAATGTGCCATATTGTGTCATAATGAGTAGTATTCTGCACACTATAAGTCTTCGTAATGTGTACGGACATAATGCTTGCACATAGAATATGAACCAGTGAAGACAGCTACACCGTTGTGCATAACCTTATAGGTGAAGCCGTCTACTCTAGTAATAATCATTACAACTTGCAAGCTCCGCCAGCACAGCCATCGTCTTCATCAAACTCTACTTCAGCTAGTTCCATGATCTCTAGCTCATTGGCTATAGCATCCATAAGCTCAGCTTCTCCGCCCTTCTCTTCAAGTGCTTCAAAGATTACAATCAAATCTTCTTTACTAAAGTTGATCACCGGTCTTACCCTCTATTAATACTGACTTCTGTTTTGGTTTTAGTGTCCACTTGTTATAGTGTTTGCAGTCAGGACACATCCGCTTATCAATGGAGGACAGCAGGATCATAGACCCTACATATCCACACTTAGTGCATCGTGAGTTATTCACCCTTCAAGACCGTGCCTTCGATGTCCTTCACGAACACACCGTTTTCCATTCTACCAGTGCGTTGAGCAATGACACCATATGCCTTGCATAGGCTTTCGTAGGCTGACATACCCATCAACTCAGCGAGGATGATAAGCACTACCTGAATGTCACCGATAGCATCAGCAATCTCTTCCTTGTTATCAGCAGCAATAGCGTCAATCAGTTCGTTATGTTCCTCAGCCAACTTATCTAGCTGTCCTGAGATTGTACCTGCTGCAAGAATGCCACGGTCCTTTGCCCAACCCAATACCAAATGTTCCATGTTATAGCTCATCTTCTGTTCCTAGTTCGTATCCATCATCGTCACTGAACACATCGTCTAATTCTAAGTCTTCCTCAAGGTAGTCACGCTTGTCTTCAACTACATCTTGGAAACGGTCTACGATCTGACCGCTATTAATTTCAAGAACTTCCAATAGAAGCACTTCATCTAATTGTTTTAATCTATCACAAAGTTCTAAGAATGTCATAGCTTCCAAGTCCTCTCTAATATAATGTTTGATATATTACCTTGAGAGTCATTGAACATCTTAGCTAACTCAACCTGAGTATAAACTTTGTCAGAATATGATGCACGTATAAACTTAATATCTTGCTCAGTATACTTAGTCTCTCTTTTGTTACGTGCTTGCTCAGTTCGTGTAGACCACTTGCAATTAGCTTTAGAATAATTACCGTTGTTGTCTATGCGATCTAGTGTTGCACCCTCAAACCAAGAGTCTGCCATATCCTTGAAGAAGTCTGCAAAGTTATCCCACTCTAGTTTAATACCTCTACCCCCATAATCACAATACTGTTTATGTGCAGTGTAATTACAACGCTGTCGCATAGCAGTCCATGAGTTATGGATAGGTGTGCCTTTTAGTTTGTTAGGCATATTAGCTACCTTGTGTATGATCTCTTAGTTTAGCAATGTAGTGTATACATTTATCCAAATCCTGTACGCCACCTTTGTCTTGCCACCTAGAGATGTACTTGATTGCATTGCCCCATAGGTAGCCAGTGAACTGTTCTTCAGTCATGATAGCTTCCATGTATTCCCATGGCTGAATATCTTTCTGATAGTGATCACCGCCTATCTGTGTGTAGTCAGGGAAGAATGCAGGATCATCCACGATGTCTTCAAATGCGTCCTTCTCTACGTATGTTTCTGAAT